GGCGGATGAAGTACGGGAACTGCTGCTGCAGCGTCTGCAGCGCCACCGCGTACCCCTCGCCGTTCAGGCGCAGCTTGTTCGCCTTCGTCGAGGCCACCCGCTGGATCTCATCCTCGAGGTTCTCCTCGTAGGCCCGGGCCGCCACGCCACGCGGAGGCTTCTCCGCGGTGTAGCCCATCTCCGCGAGGACCTTCGCCGACGCGGCTGCCTCATCCTCGTTCGTGATGCGCGAGGCGTCCTGGCGGGCACGGTCCACCCGCTCGCTGTACGCCGCGAGCGCATCATCGCCCTTCAGGCCGGCGTCCCTGATCCCCGCCCGAATCCTCGACTTCTCCTGCGGGGAGACGTCCACCAGGTACTCCCCGGAGTTCGCCACCGCATCCAGGATCTTCAGGTACCGGTCGTCCATGTCGCGGGCCTTGTCGGAGTTCCCGCGGGCACCGCGGAAGTCCGGGGCCATCTCCAGGGTGAACACCCCACTCGGGCTGATGACCTGCACGTTGCGGGCACCCATCGTCACCGCCGCGTAGATGTCCTCGCCCGTCAGGCCACCGGACATGCGGGTGCGGGCGTACTGGCCACCCCGCAGCGACCCGAGGTTCTTCAGGTCGAACGGCAGGTAGTGGTCGTCGGTGAAGCCCACCGACTGGCTGACGATCTTGCCCTGGGCGTTGATGAGCACGCCCTGGCTGGGAAGGATCTGGCCGGACAGCTCGCTCAGCCGCGCCACCATCGGGTCCCGGGGCAGGGTCCGCGCCAGCTCGGCGCTGGCCACGTCACCACGCACCTGCATCGCCAGGGCGTCACCGGACAGGCCCTTCTTGCGGGCAGCGATGTCGAAGCCCTCCACCGGGGTGTCCGCCTGCGTGGGAGTGATCCCCGCACGCTCCATCTGGTCGATCTGCTTGAACTGGCCCACCAGCTGCTCGTCAGGAGTCGTCTCCGTGCCCCGGTAGCGGTAGGCGGCACGCTGGGCGTACGGGCCGAGCACCTGCTCCGCCTGCGGGCCCACCGAGCCGATGAACGCCGCCGTCTGCCCCAGCTTGTCCTGCCCGGTCACCTGCGACAGGACGTTGCCGCCGGACTGCAGCTGGCCGAAGAAGCGGGTCAGCTTCGACTGGTCGGGGTTCGAGCCCATCTGCAGGTTCGACTGCAGCTCCTTCAGCCGCGCCGGGTCCACCGTCGACATCGACGCCAGGGCCGCACCGCCGCGAGCACCCAGCAGGTTGTACGTGCCGACCTTGTTGCGCACGTCCTCGCCGGCACCGGCCGCCGGAGCCACGCTCATGGCGAAGACGGTCTCGTTCGCCGCCACCTTGACCGGAACCGTCTCGTTGCCGAAGTCGGACAGCCTGGCCGTGCGGGACACGATGTCGCCATTGTCCGTGGCGATCATCATCGTCACGTCGACCTTGTTCGGATCCACCCCGCGCAGGGCGTCCTTGAACTCCCCAGCCACGCGGATGGTCTGCTCGTGCTGGCTCTGCACTCGCTCGAGCCTCTCCCGCTCCGACGACTTCTTGTCATCGGTGAGGATGCTCGCATCGGTCTTCAGGGAGTTGCGCACCGACGGAGCCACCTGCTTGCTGTCAGCAGGCTTGTCGATGCCCTTGAGGTCCGTGCGGGAGGTGCTGGAGATCTTCCGGGCGAACTGGCCCTTCGCATCGCGCTCCACGTCCACCTGGCGCTGCGTGCCGTTCATGTTGAACCACTCGAAGTCCTTGGACACCGTCTGGGCGCTGACCACGTACTGCTCCAGCCCCGCCAGATACTCCGCGGCCTTCTGGATCTCGTCGCTGGGGTACTGGCCGCCGACGATCATCTCCACGTACGAGCGCCCCAGCTGCCGCTTGGCGACCTGGATGCGGTCGAGGTTCACCAGCGAGTACAGGCCGGTGATGTCCTTCTCGACGATCTTGGCGTAGTCCGTCAGGTAGTCGTAGACCACCGCATCGATGAAGGCGCAGCCAGCAGCCTCGTCTGCCTTCATGACATCGACGAAGACATCCATGACGCTCATGAGCACTCCCTAGCTGCGTGTGCCCGGCATGGAGCCGTGGCGTGTGCTGATCTTCCCACTCGGCGAGCGGGTCAGGCCTCCAACACGAGGCCTCGGTGTGGTCAGTCCCGCGCCGATCCTGCGGGTGTAGTTGATCTTCGGGATGCGCAGCAGAGCCTTGCCCACGCCCTTGCGGTCCAGTTCGGCCCTGACCTCCCGGTACCGCCGCACGGAGTTGTCGTCTAGCCCGCGATAGGCCTCCGACAGGCCTGACGCCCGCAGATCCGCACGCAACCGGGTCGCGCCGTAACGGGTGTTCGACGCGGTTCCCGCCCGCTCGTAGGCGGAGTACCTGCGGTTCTTCGGTCGCATCGCCTGATTCGCCCGGGCCTCGTCCGCCAGCCCCTTCGTCGGATTCGAGATGGTCCGCACCACCGCCGACAGCGGCTTGCGGCGCCTCACATGCGCCAGCTCGTGGTTCTTCATGTCATCGGCCAGACCGCGGACCCCCATCGGACTGCGCTTGGGGTGGAAGACGATCGCATCCGCATGCCGCTGCGACTGGCCCGGCTTCAACCCCGCCGGGAAGTACCCGCCGACCAGGCTGCCGGGATCCTTGTCGATGAACCGCGACACCTCGTGGCCGCCGACCATGTGCTTGACCGGCTTGCGCTGGAACGTCGTACCGGCCGTCAACTCGCTCGGACTGTCCACCATCGCCCTCACGGCACGCAGTCCCTCGCTCACCTTGCGGGAGATCCGCTTGTTCTTCGCGCTCACCCCACCCAGCGACGCATGCGACGGAGCATTGCGCAGCAGCCTCTTCGGCACGCTCGACGCCGACCGGAAGACAGCACCCTCACCGGGGATGTTCACCAACGACTTGGCGACCCGGTCCCGGCCCAGCTCGCCGACAGCGGCCCGCTGGTAGGCCTTCGCCTTGATCTTGTTCATCCGGCGCTGCATGCCACGAGCGCTGCGGACGTTGTTGGACGCTTCGATGCCGGCCATCAGGCCACCGGCCATGTACGCCGTCGTCGCCAGCCGGTTGCCGGGCTTCACGCCGGACTTCGCGCCCATGATCCCGGCAAGGCCAGCCACCGTGCCGTTGCCGGTGCCCATGCCTACGTCGACGTTGCGACGGTGCTTGAGGTCCCGGTAGCCGCGCTCGGCATCCGTGGAGATGTTCTGGGAGTGCGTGCGCAGGAAGCGGTCCTTCTTGACCACCTCGGGGTTCTTCAGCTTCTGCTGCTTGGCCTCCAGCTTCTGCTGGGCGGCGTAGTTGAACGAGCCCACCGCACCCGTGCCGATCGCCATCGGGACCAGGGCATCCGAGGCAGCCGTGGCATGCGGCTCCATCTGCGCCAGGCGACGCACCAGGCGGCCATTGGCGGCCTTCGGCACCTTGCGGGCCACATAGTTCGCCGCTCGAGGCCCACGCAGTGCCAGGGCCGTCAGGCCCATCGTGCCCGAGGCCAGCGACAGGTCCCGGCCGATCTTCTTGTGATGGACCAGCTTCTTGCGCTCGGAGACCTGCAGGTCGGCCTTGGCCATGGCCTCGCGTCGCTTGTCCGCCGCCTGCGCCATCGTCGCGTTGCGCAGCACCGGTCGGACCACGTCCCGGTCCATGTTCACCCGATGGACCTCCGTGTCCGGCTTCAGCAGGTTGTACGCCCCATAGGCCGCCAGCGGGATGCCCGTCGTGCGTGCCGCCGTCGTGGCGATCTTGCCTCCCACACGACGGGCGTGCACCCACCCCAGCTTCTTCTGCCGCAGTGCCCGGACGACCTTCGGACGCCCTGAGCGCCTCAGGTCCCGCTCGAGCAGCGCATTGCCGCCAGAAGCCGCACCGATCAAGGCGCCACCGGCGGCCAGGTTGCCCGTAGCCGCTCGGCGCTGCTCCCGCTTGGACTGGCTCACGGCCGCTGCGCCATCTGCACCGCGAGGGAGTCGAAGTACTCCGTCGCATCACCGACATGCTTCTTCGCCACATGGAGCGTCAGGCCGATCGTGGCATGCAGGAGGATCACCATCGCCTCCTCGTGAGTCACCTTCTGCTCATCAGCCTCGTTCAGGAACAGGCCCACAAGAGTCTGCATGTCGTACCAGCGGTTCTGGGTCGCCAGCGAGCAGGCACCCACCGCCGTGCGGTAGGCCATCTCGCGCAGGTCCTCATTTTGCACGGGACTTCCCCTTCGGCTTGGCCTTGCTCTTCTCCTTGGCGTCCAGCTTGCGCTGGGCCATCTCGTGCTCGCGGTCCTCCGCACGATGAGTGTCCTCGCGCTCGTACTGCTCGCCCTGCTGGGCGTCCTCGCGCATCTGGCCCTCGGCATCCTTGGCGCCCTCGAGCTCAGCCTGCTCCTGCGCCTGAACGTCCTCGCGCTCCTGTGCGGCCTGCTGCTGCTCGCCATCCACCGCCTGCTGCTCGGCGGACTGGGCATCGGAGATGGCCGGCTGCATGGCACTAGTGGGCAGCTGGCCCATCCGCGCCATCATCACCTCCTGCTGAGCCTGGATGTACTCGGTGTTGATCTGCGCGAAGGCCGTGGCCTCCGTGCGCTGCTGCATCTGCCGGCGACGCTCGATCGCGTCCTTGTCCAGCTGCGGCAGGCGAGCAGCCTCCCGGATGAAGTTCTCCAGGTCACCGTCGGGGAACCAGTTGACCCCGGTGCCCGCCAAGGCCGCCATGAACTGCGCCAGCTGGCTGATGTCCGGGGAGTCCACGTCCGTCGGCACGATCGTCGGCAGGGCCTCCGGCCGCCAGCCGTTCGCCATGAACAGCCGCGGCAGGGCGTGCCGGTTGAGCACGTCGGCGATGTTGTTCGCGATCGAGTTCAGCGACGTCCGGAAGATGCCCGTCTTGTCGGTGTGCAGGGAGTACGAGCCCACACTCTGGTGGCCGACCAGGATGAAGTCGGCCAGCACCGTCATCAGGATACGTTCCTCGTACCGCTTGATAATGGCGTCAGTACTGAAGGCTCGCCCACCCCCTGAGCCGAGTAGCTCGAAGCTGTATAGGGGCTGTTTGGTGTCCTGGTCATAAGCCATCGGGAAGACGATGCCCTCTTGCTCATCCCTCCTGACGCTCTTGACCATCTTCTTGAACGCTTCGACGGTCTTCGCATTCTCGGTGCCCGCTTTCGCACGCAGCATCTCCGCAGGGATCTTCACGATCGGGAGTCCCGCGAGGTCCCGCTCGACGCCGATCGCCTCGAACTCCTCGAGGCGCTTCTTCATGAACCACGGGCGGTAGGCGTTGCGCAGCATGCTGACGCCCTCGGGGTTGCCCTTCGTCTGGCGGTACCGGAACAGCAGCGAGCGCTCGATCGGCAGCGTCGCCGTCTTGTACGTCGGCGGGGCCAGCTGCACCAGCGCCCGCACGTCACCGGTCTCATCGAAGTTCCAGCGCAGCAGCGTCTCCTGGGCGCGGATCGGCATCTTGCGCCAGCCGATCAGGCCGTCGGAGAACTTCGAGCGCGTCTTGGAGTCCCGCGTCCACTGGCCGACACGGCGCTTGTACACGATCTCGTGCCAGGACCAGCCGTAGACGTTGGACGTCAGCACCTCGGAGATGAAGTCGCTCCACGTGTGCGACATGTCCTGCATGCACTCCTCGACGAAGGTCGCGGCATCCGCGTCCTCCCTCGTCTTGCCCGCCGGGACGACCTTCCACTCCACGTTGCGCAGCAGCCGGTCGATCGTGAACAGCAGCGAGCCCACCAGCGGATCGTTCTCGCTCATCTCCTTGAACACCTGGACGGCCTTGCGGCCACGCAGCTGCGGGAGGAACTCCTCGTCGATGTAGCCGGCGGCCCGCTTCAGGCCCGTGGAGCCGAGCTCCATGAACGGACTGGCTTCCTCGGCCTCCTTCAAGGCCTCCGCATCCGGCGCCGAGGTATCCCGGACCGATCCCTCACGACGGGTGGTCATCTCGCTCATGCGCTCTTCCGATCATTCGCCTTGAGCCAGTCACGACTGGCCGTGGGTGACGGACGCCTGGACATCCCGTCCTTGTCCTGCAGCAGGCCGCCCTGGCTGGTCATCGCACGGTAGTCCCGCAGCGGGCGATGTGAAGGGGCCTGCGCTGGAGGGGCTTCCATCTGCCGCGGCTTCTTAGGCCCCGCCTTGCGTCGCTCCGCCATCACCGCACCGAGCACCCCGAGGGAGGCACCGGCACCGAGCACGCCGGCACCCACCCGCTTCACCCGCACGCGCTTGCGCCGGATGGCGTCCCCAGCCAGCATCGTGGCGTCCTTGGCCCTGCCCTCGGCATCCCGGATCGCCGTCTGGCGGTGATGCTCGTCGGCGTCCTTGATCCGCTGGCGCTGGGCGTTCATCTGCTCCGGGCCCATCCGGTACTGCACGGGGGCACCGACCGGCTTGCCCAGGTTGTGCCGGGTGTCCTCGTCGAGGATGTCGTGCATCTGCTTCATCCTCGTGCGGGCTCGAGTGGCACCGGCCTTCGCCTTCGGGGCCTGCGGCTTGCCGTACAGCTTCGTCGGGTCGTACGGCTGGCCCTTGGGCATGCTCGAGGCGTGAGCCATGATCCCGCCACCCGTGGCTGCTATCGCCCCGCCCACAAGAGCAGCATCACCCCAGCGATTGGGCCGGCGATCGGAGGGCATGGAGGACCTTTCGTTGGCAACACCACAAGGCTACGGGCTGACAGGTCCGGGTGCCCGTACCTCAGGCGCTGACGTTGAGCTCCCCGTACGGCGTCCACGCGGACCACCCCAGGTACTTCAGGCCCCACCGCGGGAACGTGCGAGGGGCGTAGTCGATCTTGCCCTGGCGCACGTAGTCGTTGCTCAGGCACTTGTCGTGCGTCTTGATGCCAGCCGCGATCGCCACGTGCCCGAACTGCCCGCCCGAGTAGTACAGCAGTGCGCCTCGAGGCGCCTGCGACGGCGAGCCACCCACGTGCTTGTGCTGGCGGGGGATCTTGTTCCACGCGCTGATCGCGCTCGGCGCCCATGCCGGCACCCCGTAGGCGCTGCGGCAGTGCGACTGGCACATGCCACGCCACGACCGGGTGGGGTGGGCGATCTGGCCACGGCTGAACGCCATGACCTCGGCCACGGTTCGCTTGAGGTACTTCGGAGCCATCAGCCCTCCACCGCCTCGTCGTCCTGGACCGCCTGGTCGATGAACTTGCCGGTGCCTTCCTTCGCGATCGGGGTGTCCTCCGGGTCTACCCCGGACACGATCTTCACTGTCGTCACTTGGTCTCCTTGTCGGGCGGTGTGAGGTTGTTCAACGCGAGCGTCGGCGTCAGGATCGCACCGACGACGGCGATCCACAGCGGGGCCATGTTGCTCGAGATGGCCCCGTAGGCCACCAGCAACGGGATCAGCACCACCGAGATGCCGTACAGGTACTTGCGATGCTCGCGATCGGCGAACCAGTTCATGATGGTCATCCTCTCTGATTATGTGACTGGATGTGACACGACACGCTCACTGGAACTTCGCCAGGGTCGTGGTCCCCGCGCCGGTCGACTGGAACGGGATGCCCAGCACGCTCGGGTCGCCGTGCACCCCGTAGGCGTACCAGTAGACCCGTGCCACGGACAGGTCGTTGGCCGCCTGGTCCGTCGCCGGGATGCGCTGAGCGATCGCCGCATCCGGCATCGCACCGCCCAGCAGGTTGTACGTCGTCTCCGTCACCCACAGCGGGCAGTTCGGTGCCGCCAGCCGCTTCAGCTCGTCCTTCCAGTCCTGCACGTAGTAGCGCCACCGCGCCGGCATGAAGCCGATCTCCGGGTAGATGTGAGCGGTATGGATGTCCACCGGCCAGTCGTAGTGCTTCAGGGCCTGCAGGTACTTGCTGCCACGGTTCATCCCCGGCACGCCGAGCGTGGAGTTGCGGGGCAGCACCGGGGCACTCACGATCGAGGCCTTCGGTGCCCGGGCCTTGATGATCGTCTTGGCCCGCAGCGTCATCACCCCAAGCCGGTCGATCGTGGCGATGTCCTTCCAGAACGGCACCGCAGTCGGCTCGTTCCAGATCTGATAGCTGGAGATGCGGCCCCTTGCCGCCGTCACCACCGCCACCAGGAAGTTGTCCCAGTCCACCAGGTCCTTCGGCGGGGAGTTGGATGCCGGGCCGATCCACGACGCCCAGCCCGTCTCGGCCGGATTCGTCGCCGCCCACTGCGGAGTCCCCGACAGCGTCAGCATGAAGTTCGTTCCCGGATGGGCACTCAGCACCGCCTCGAGCACGCTGAAGTCGTAGACGCCCCTCGCCGGGTTCATGTGCGCCCAGTCCAGGCCGATGTCCCACAGGCGGATGTACTTGTCCTTCACCGGCCAGTAGTCCTTCGACAGGCAGACGTACCCGTGGATGGCCACTACTCCTCCTCGGGCTGATCGTCCTTCGGCTTCTTCTTCAGGTACTTCTCGGTGATCCGAGCGATGTAGCCCTCAGGAAGCAGGACATCGACCAGCCGGGTGATGATGACGATCGCGGCACCGATGACAAGCGACCATTGGCTGTCACTCATCTCCGTACGCCAAGTGCCAGTGCCACTTGTGGTCGAAGCGCTCCAGCGCGTAGGCGCCGATGATCCCGATGAACCAGCCGACGGAGAAGTACACGCTCAAGGACGTGGCCCCCTGCTCCAGCAGGTACAGCGAGGCTCGTGAGCCCCACACGCCTGCCGCGATCAGCAGGCCCCAGTCGTGGATGTCATCGTTCTTCAGCGCCCAGCCCAGCAGCAGCAGGCCCGTCGCGGTGAAGGCGAACCCGCCGGTGAACCAGTCGGCCACCGCGCTGCCCGGCCCGGTGTGCAGGCCCAGGTACTGGATGCCCACGACGGTGGTGGTGAACATGATCGCGAAGGAGAACGGCCTGATGCGCCGACCGAAGATCTTCCACGGCAGTTCCACGCCCCGAGCCATCATGGGTTCATTCTCCCAAGGGATGGACATGATTGCCCTCAGATCACGTGGCGAACTCCTCATGCACGTGCTCGGCCGGCGTGCCCGCGGCCATGTGCTCGATGGTGTGCTGCAGGGAGCCGATCACGCCATTGGCGAAGTCGATCTCGATGCGCAGGCGCACCACCTCGTCGTTGAGCACGCTCACCTGCTGGCGCAGGCCGTCGATCATCACGACGTCCGGCACGCCAATGCGCCGTGCGATCTCCACCACCTGGGCCTCAGTGGGCTCGGGTGCCTGCTCTACTGCCTGGTCAGTCATCTGGTCTCCTTAGACGATCTTGAGCACTGAGGCTAGCAGCGTGAACGTCGCCGCCGCCGTCTTGATGATCGTGTAGCCGTACAGGTTGATCGCACTGGCATCCCCACTCGTAGGAGCCGTGCCGCCCACCCACTTGGGCGTCTTGGCCGAGCCGTCGATCGTGTGGGCGCTCGGGTAATACGGAGTGGCCCCGTTGGTGACCAGATGCGTCACCGTGAGGACGTCACCGACAGCCATCAGCGAGTCCAGCGACTGCCCCGAGCTGCCACGGAAGTTCGTCGTCCAGTTCGCCGAGCAGTTGACCGTGTGATACCACACGGCCGAGGTGTTCACGTCCAGATGGTTGGTCGCCGAAGGCGCCGCCGCGACGATGTTGCCCCTCTCGAGCGGGGTGATGAACGCCAGCTGGCTGCTGAAGTTCGCCGTCCACACACCATTGGCCGTTGAGTAGATCCACGACCGGCCGCCGACGGTGTACACCTGCCCGTCGGTGGGGCTGTTCGGGAAGTCAATGGCCATGGGCTCATCCTCTCGCTGTCACAGGCCGAACCGGGCGCGTGACGCGTTCCAGTTCTGGGCCACCTCAGCTGCCGTCAGGGCACGGGAGTAGATCCGCACGATGCCGTAGTCGCCCGGGGCATAGTCCGGGTTGTCCCAGCGCCGGCCGATGCGCACCTCAGCAGCAGAGGACGCCGGTGTCGCCGTGCATGCTGACTGCACCGGGGCCGCGTTGTTCTTGTACAGGCTGAGGTTCGCTCCGTCGTAGGTGAGCACGAGCTGGTACCAGCTGCCCGCAGCCACCGTCACCGTCGGAGTCTGGTACCACGCACCGTTGTAGAATCCGGAGATCACCTGCCCGGACACCCCGTTGTAGTTGATCGCATAGTTCACGTAGCTCGGGTAGTAGTCCGAGACGAATGCTCCGTTGTTCGCCGGCAGGCTGACGGGCTTCACCCACACCTCGATGGTGAAGCGAGTCAGCACGGAGATGCCGGGCAGCCTCATGAACTCGGCATCATCGAGGGTGATCACCCCGCCGGCAGTGGCCGCGAACGCCGGGGCTCCTGTGTCCGTGGACGTGAGCGCATGCCGGTTGTTGCCGGAGATGTCCGTCCACTCGTTGGCCGCCGCCGACAGCGGCTTGGAGGCGTCTAAGTGCGTGACCAGGGAGTCCAGTACCGGCAGTTTCGGAGGAATCGAGATGTAGGGGTAGCGGATCGCTACGAGTCCGCTTCCTCCAAGGCCTGTGACCGGGCTCCAGCTGGCTGCCGAGTCCGAACCGGAACCACCTCCTCCGCCACCACGGCCATTCATGCCTGGGATGCCGTTGTTGGCCAGCGAACCACGCCCAGCCCCACTGGACGCTGAGCCCGGAGTTCCCGTGCCCCGCTTGCCTCCGCCTCCGCCCGAGCCGAACAGCAAAGGCACGCCCAGCAGGCTGGAAACCACTCCTGCTCCACCCACTCCACCGTTGGAGGTCGAGCCGGCCGTCCCCACAGCACCGGCCCCGCCGCCACCGCCGCCGGAGACCAGGTTGCCATCCACGGTGGAGCCGTTGCCCGTTCCTCCGTTGAAGCCTCCCGTGCCCGTGCCTCCGGCGACCGTGCCTCCGTACCCGCCGCCTCCGCCACCACCCGAGGCTCCATTCCCTCCTGCTCCGGCCAGGCCGGCCATGCCTCCGCCCGCTGCCGTGTGAGCATTGAAGACCGAGGAGCCGCCCGGGGCGTTGCCGCTACCGTCGTTGAGTCCTCCAGCGCCCACAGTGATGCCGAACGACCCCGGTGACAGGGTGTCGATGCCCGTCAGCACCCTTCCGCCTCCACCACCACCGGTGGACTGCTGGAAGCAGGATCCTCCGCCACCGCCTCCACCCACGACCAGGTACTCGAACGGAATGGTGGCCGGAGCCCTCGAGGTGAGCGTGAACGTGTTGGAGCCCACGGCAGAGAACACATGGGTCCGGTACTGGCCATCGTCGATGATCGTCCCGCCTGAAGCGACCACGGCAGGCAGCTCAGCCAGCATTCCCCAGGACTCGTTGACCGCCGGAGGAACGTAGAAGAACAGGTCCGGGTCCAGCCATGCCGTTGGATCCAGCAGCTCGGAGAACCAGCTCTTGATCCTCAGGATCGAGCTGGACAGGTACGCAGGCATGGCCTAGTACGAGTAGACGATGCAGATGCCGGCTCCGCCTGCCCCGCCATTGCCTCCCAGTCCGGGGTTCATGCCGACGCCTCCACCACCGCCGCCACCGCCGCCGACGCCACCATTGCCACCATCGCCACCTGCTGCGCTGGCGAACGTCGTCGTGCCGCCTCCACCGCCGCCGGACCCGCCGACTGCTGACGTGGCTGCCGATCCCGCTGTACCCGCACCCGCGGCACCGGTCGTGGAGTCAGTTCCGTACGCGCCACCACCACCGGGGACATACAGGCCGCCGGCCTTGCCTCCTGCGCCACCGGACACGTTGGCCGGAGTCGCCGAGTGGTGACCACCCGATCCACCGCCACCACCACCGCGCATGGACGATCCGCCCAGCGAGGATGCGACGGGCGGGTTGGCACTTCCCGCTCCACCACCGCCACCGTCAATGGCGTTCTGCGTGGTCGATACGGCCACGCTTCCCGTCACGCCCTGGCACGAGACTCCTGCCGATCCAGCCGTCGGAAGACCGCCTGTTCCTGCCGAGGAGGAACCCGTGCCTCCAGCACCAAGGCCTCCACCACCGCCTCCTCCGCCAGAGATGGCTCCGGCGTTGTTTCCACCCGCCCCGCCACCGCCTCCGTAGGCCGTCAGGAAGGAGCCGAACGTCGTGTTGCCGCCTACACCACCGGCACCGCCTGCTGCTCCTGCAGCGCCCCTGGCACCCACCGTTCCGCCGGTCCCGCAGGTGACCACGACCGAGGTGCCGATGTCAGCGACGTCGAACACGCCGCGCATCCAGCAGCCTCCGCCGCCTCCTGCACCGCCCTTGGCCACCGTCGCGGATGCCAGTGAGGCTCCTGCACCACCGCCGCCGCCAGCGCCGATCATCTCGACGATGACGACCTTGGCGCCTGCCGGTGCCGTCCACGTTCCACCCGTGCCCATGAACCGCTGCACATTGCCCTGACCGAGTGCGCCGTCGGCGACAGGGCCGCCCGAGGAGGACGACCGGATCCACTCGCCCTCATTGGTCATGAGCACCGACTCGTAGGGAGCCAGCGTCCCGCGCCACAGCGTGTGACCGTAGGTGCCGTCATAGAGTTCGACCGTGACCAGGTCCGAGTAGGTGGCGTTCTCGTTGTAGAACTGCAGGTACTGCACGTTGCGCTGGATGCCTGCGCCTGGTGCCGCCACCACCGTCGTCGTCGTCGCGCTGGTGATGTCCACGTTGATGCCGTCGACGGTGACCGCACCGGCATTGTTGTCCGCCCAGGAGGCGTGGCAGTCGATGTCGATGCCAGTGGCTGCAGCCGTCACGACGCGGACGAGGTCGGTGGTGCCATTCAGGATCAGCATGAGCAGGTCTCCTAGGTCGGGGTGTAGCGGATCAGGGCGACCAGTTCGGACCCAGCCACGGTAGAGCCGACCTGGTCAAGATCAAGCGTGCAGTAGTCGCCCGCAGCAAAGGACACCACGTCCATGTTCGTCACCTCGGCCGCCGTGGCATAGGCACTCGCGGCGATCTGCGGGCGGTTGCCCTGCGTGGTGAAGATGGTCGTGCCGTTCTTGTTCACGTCCATGATGATCGCCGCACCCGTGGGAGCCGTGTTCACCGCGGCACTGACGCCCAGGATCGTGGCCGCGAACGGGAACCGGAACCGCTGCACTCCTGTGGACACGTACAAGGCGCCCGGCCTGGAGTACGGGATGGTCGACTGCCCCTGAGCACCCGTGGCACCAGGGTTGCCCTGCTTTGCTCCCGTGAACTCGATCCAGAACGAGTCGTAGTAGATGTAGACGATGCCCGTATCCGACTCCAGCCACATCTGGCCGGCCGAGGGAGAGCCCGGCGCGGTGTCGGAGACGGTGAGGCCGCCCGAGCCGCCCACCTGCACCCAGGCAGCACCCGTGGAGGCGAACAGCGCGTTGGAGGCGGTGTTGTAGTACAGCGACCCCGCCACCCCGACCGCGGGAGCCGAGGACAGGGTGGGGACGGTGAAGGTGCCCAGCTGCAGGCCCATGGACTACCCGTAGATCACGAAGCGGTAGGCATTGGCTCCCGGGGCCGTGGCGAATGTGAAGGTCGTCACCGTGGAGCTGGTGATCGTGACATCGCAGTCCACCATGGTGTCGTCGCTGACCTTGTAGACCCGAGCGATGACGTACTTGTTGTTGAGGTTGTGGGTGATCGCGATCGTGGTGGCGCTGGCATGCGTCGAGGTCTGGAACAGCTGCGGGACATGGGCGTTGTTGCTGCCCGTGCGATCGACCGCGACAGCGTCCGCGGTGACCGCGATGCCCGTGCCCTGGCCGACCGCCATGATGTTGCTCGAGGCCGTCAGGCCCGCACCGGCCTGCGTGGCCGTGATCGTGAACAGGAACGACCACGTCGACGTGCTCGAGCCCGGCACCCACGGGGACGCACCGGTCGCGGTGCAGTAGTAGAACGTGTTCGCGCCCGTGCCCGCCTCGACCGGGACCACCGTGCCGACGCTGATCTCGTTGTTGGCGTCCGCATCCGTGGCGCGGGTGGGGGCACCCGAGGCGGGGACGATGTAGATGCCGTTCTCGGCAGCTGCCGTCTGGCCCGCCGCCAGCACGCGGTCACCGGTGGCCAGCGTGACGCCTCCGAAGGACTGCCCGTTGGCGAAGCCCGTGGCCAAGGCCACCTGCGTCGTGCTGACCGCCCGGACGCTGTTCTTCCAGTCCAGGCCGCTGATCAGGTTCTGCACCTGGCCCCACGTGGCCGCATCCGTGGCAGCCGTGCCATCGACCAGGCCGGTGATCTTGTGCGTGCCCATCGCCAGGTCGCCCGTGGGCGCCGACAGGGAGGACAGGCTGATGCCCGAGTGGTCGGACCCTGCATGCGTGGGCATCGCGTGCGCATGATCGACGCGGGCGAAGGTAGCCGCCACGCCGACGGAGTTGGCGGCCGCGAACGCCTGCGCAGCAGCCATCGCCCCCACCAGGCCCCATGCCGGCAGGGAGTGCTTGTGGTCGTCCTTGGCCGGCGCAGTGCCCGAGCCGTTCGCAGCGGCATCACCGGGAGCCTGCGCCGAGGCGGCGTTCGAGCTCAGCGACGGGTTGCCGTGCGTGTGGTCCGAGCGGGAGGCCGTCGTGGCCACACCGTTGGATGCAGCCGAGCCGTACGCCGTGTCCGACGTCGCATTGCCCAGGGCGGGCATCGCATGCTTGTGGTCCCCACGGGCCACCGTGACCGCCGTGCCGGCAGCCGCGGCATCGCCGAAGGCCTGCGTGCTCGGAGTGCCCGCGAAGCCGTAGATCTGCACCCACGCCGCGCCTGTGTCGTAGTACATGAGCTGGTTGGTGGTGTCCACGAAGAGGCGGCCGACAGTCCCGAAGGCCGGACGGTTCGCGAAGATGTCCTGGTAGATGCTCGGGGTGCCGTTGGCGTTCGCCACCGCGCCCACGCTGGAGGCCGTCGGAGCCGACGGCATCGCGTGCTTGTGGTCATCCTTCGCCGGGGCCGTGCCCGTGCCATTGGAGGCCGTGTCGCCGAACGCCTGGGTGGACGCCACGTTGCTCGAAAGACTGGGCGTGCCATGCGTGTGGTCGTTGCGGGCCGCATCCGTGCCCACGCCATCGGACCTGGTCAGGCCGTAGGTGGTCTGGCCCGTCGAGACGCCGAACGTCATCGCCGAGCCGGTGCTCAGCGTGACGAAGGTCGTGCCGTTGTAGAAGCGCAGCGTGTTGTTGCCGGTGTTGTAGTAGATCTGCCCAGTCACCGGAGTGCCGGGATCACCCGCCAGGTTCTGGATGCGGGCGTTGCGCAGCTCCTGCTTCTGCAGGTCGGCGTAACTGACCAGGGTCAGTGCACCCTCGATGGTGACTGGGGCGTTGATGTACATGAGCTCTCCCTAGGACAGGTAGGCCTTGCCGCCGAAGGCAGCCAGGAAGTGAACCTCGAGGTTGTTCTCGTCCACGTACACAGTCTCCCCGAGTTGAGTGGTCCCTGCGCTGTCGATGGCCGTCACGTTTGGCTGGTAGCCCAGATTGTGCTGGATCGCCCAGACGACGTCCGGAATGGACTGATCGTGCACGTATGCCTGCGGCGCGGAGCCAGGCGGTCCCTGCGGGCCCATAGGCCCGGGCACCGTGGACGGTTCCCCCTGCGGACCGGGAATGCCCTGCAGGCCCGAAGAGGACACGATCACCACCGACGTCGATGTCTCGTCGATGATCACGCTCGACTCGTCAGCGGGGTAGACGGCCACCGCGCTCGGCTCAGGCGGGTAGACCACCACATCATCGTCAGACATCGCGCCTCACTCGCGCCTTCCCGCTGGCGACCTGCCCGAGCGGGCTGCCGAAGGAGTCAAGGTCGTCGTAGTCCCACTCGTACATCCCCACCTCAAGGACGCCTGTGTGGATCGGGGCCAGGAAGATCCGGATCAGGCCGGGATTCGTCAGCACCACCAGGCCATTGGCCACGCTGGCCAGCACGAATGGGACGCTGCCCGACTTCGTGGACACCAGCGACATGCGCCCGCCATGACCGGTGAGGTCGGCGGGAGCACCGTTGAGGTTCCACGTGAAACTCATGTCCCACGGCTTGCCCTGCCAGATCGTGATGTTGATCGGCACCGGAACGATCATGCGATCTCCTCCCATTCGTCGCTCACGGCGCGATCTCGTAGCGAACGATCACCAGACCGGCATTGCCGCCATACCCATAGTTGCCTGGCGCGTATGCGACTGACGACCCGGAAGTGTCCTTGCTCAGGCCGGGACCGTAGTAGGCGCCATTGCCGGGGATGATGTCGCCGCCGCTGCCGCCACCTCCAGCACCGCCGCCGGCCCGGTACTGATCACCCGACGGACCATATGTGGGGCTCGGCCCATAGGCTGTAGGAGCACCCGATGTGCCGTTGGATGAACCACCTGACACCGAGTAGCCGGCAACGCTGGAGCCACCACCGTTACTACCAAGACCATTCGGTCCTCCCACCACGACCGCATAGGCCTGCGCAGCCAGTACAACTGCAAGCTGCTGGAGCACACCGCCACCGCCACCGCCGTAGGTGTGGGTCAAGTACGACTCACCATCAGACCCACCACCTACCAGCAGCAGGTCGAATGGCTTCAGTGCGTTCAGTACCGTCAAGGTGCCGCCTGCAGAGAACGAATGCACTTGGTACTTGTGACCCGAGACAGTGCCGGCCTGACCGGCAGCAGTGAACGTGGTGATCGTTCCACCCGTGGCAAGGTTGAACGCTGCACGAGCCAGTCCGCTGATCGGGGCGTACAGCCCTCCTACTGATCCGCGCCGTGGCATCAGAAGTTCGCCAGCATCGAGCCGAAGCACACCCATGCGCCTGACTTGCGCACGAGGGTGAAGGAGAAGATGTCGATCTTGCCCGCACTCGAGGTAGGCGTCGGGGCACTGCCGCCAGCCCACTTGATCGTCTGGCCACTTCCAGCCACCTGCAGTGTGGCCGGGATGTAGCCCGTGGCCCCCTGCGTGCAGAAGACCGTGACCGTGATCGCCTGGTCATTGGTCGTGGGGGCGTTCGTGATGTTCAGCGTCCAGTTCGCCGTCGGGGCCGTGGTGATGTACGAGACGTTGGAGTTCGCCAGGTCGAGCGTCTCCACGTTCGTGGCCAGCGCGATGGTGGGCGCCGGCTCATAGATGCGGTTCGCCTTGGCAGCCAGGTCGGCCGTCAGGTTCGTCACATCGGACTCGGCGATCGTGCCCAGGTGGTGCACATGGTCGGCCTTCGAGGCCGCAGTCGCCGATCCAGGAGCGGCCGTCCCCGTGTTCTGCGGAGTGGCCGCGCTCAGCGCGGGGACAGCCACGCCGCCCACCTGAAGAGCCGTGGCATTCACCGTGCCCGTGATCGTGAAGTTGCCCGTGACCACGTCCCCATGGGCGTTCATCGTGTCGTCGGCGAAGTCCGAGAGGATCGCCTGCAGATCAGCAGCGTCAGTCAGTTCCGGCAGGGTAAAGGCCGATGACCGCCCGGCAGGGGTGTACTCCATGCGTCCTCCACGGTAGGGCTGCCACCCATGCTAACGGCGACGAAGGCCCCAAGCCCTCACCTCAGAGGTTGAACACGGCGATGTCGTCCGACGCTATCTGCACGGTGACGCCACCGATGTCGTAGGCCACGTCCACGTCAGGCTTGGCATGGAAGCCCTCGAAGTCCTTCTTCGGATCCTCCGTCTTGGGCACGCCCTGCGCAGCAGCTGCCGGAGCCATGCGCATGGCCGCCCGATGGCAGATCGCCCCCGCAGCAACCTCGTCGGCGAGGTGGGAGTTCCAGCGCCCCGGCATGAACACCTCCTCGACTGTGGTGCCCTTGTGGGCGTCGAAGTCGGGAGTGGCACGCGTGGTCAGGTCGTAGACGCCCTGCTCCACGGCAGTGATGTACTCGGTCAGCAGGTTCGTCCTGTCCCGGCCGATCATCAGCACCTTCATGGTGCGCTCGTCGATCATGTCGTGGATGACATTGCCCAGGCCGGTGGCGTCATGGGCACTGACCGCCTGGTACTCGATGCACAGGTCGTTGAAGGCATCGATCATCGTGGGCCACGGCCGCCTGTTCCAGATCCTCAGGTAGACCACCTTCCATGGGCGAATATCCGTACGGATGACCCGGAAGACGGTCTTGTCGTGCTCCTTGGCCCAGTCAGCCCCTGCTGCGTAGGTACCCAGAGCATCAGGCTTCTCGAAGACCCACTCGTCGTCATCTCCCTTATGGGTCTCATCCACAGTCTCAGCAGCTCGGAAGTACTTGTTGAGCTTGGCCAGGTCGAACGCACGGCTTCCTCCTGCAGGCTCGCCCAGCTCGTACTCCACCCGGAACATCTCGGCAGGAACGCTCAGTCTCTTGCGCTCGATGAACTCCGGGCTCATCCACCCCGTGGGGTTGTCCTTGGACTTGATGACCTCCCGCCAGCACCAGGTGAAGATCGGCATCCCCTTGGCCTTGGCATCGGCCATCACCGTGGAGAACGTGCCCACGGGGTTCTGCCACGTGCTCGAGGCCACCACCATCTCGGGGATCTCGATGCCCCGGGCGTTGGGCTTCTCCATCGCCTGACCCATGGCGGCGTCGTAGACGTCCTTGTCCATCTCGTCGATCTCGTCCAGCAGCGTCATGTGCGGGTGAGGGCCGCGCACTGTCTTCTGGGAGGCGGGAAGCGGCC